AGAACCTTTTAAAGAATGAGCTATTTCCACCCCATTGCCAGTAGTCTTTTCGTTTATGGTGTCTACCTTCAGGATACTCACGACTTCACCTCAACAATCTGTACAGTACCATATTTGTTGTATCCACCATAATCTATCATATAAACAGTATCAGAAGAGGACCACACATACATTTCAAAGTATATTTCTACGTTACCAGAATGGCTATTAATACCTGTTGTTCCATCTGTTTCACTTGTTGACCAAGTAAAGTTATTCATAGCAGATTGATTATTGCTTCCATAACCATGCCAACCCCAACCATGTCCGGGGCCATCGGTTAAAATGTCTACTAAAGAATAACTACCTCCTGAAACTCTTGCCTGACACCTTATTCCATGTCCAGAAGCAGAACCAGCGTTATAGCTAGGAAAGTTTATTGTTATTAATAAATTACTATTAGCTGATTTATTATAAGTTATTACGTTGCTTGACTGTGAACAGTTTACAGCATTGTTACTAGTTCCATTTATTGCTATTGTTGTCCAAGATTGTGAAGAACTTTGTGTCCTTGCACCAGAACCATACCCTGTATTATATGTTGCTACTTTAACAATTTGACCAGAGCTTGGCGTTATTGTACCACCACTAGCATCTAGCGTCTGCCCAGACGGTACAATAATCTTATTAGCGTTACTGCCACTGCTAAGACCTTTTAGGTTCTCTACGTGTAAAGTACTCATATTATTGTCAAGTTCCCTTCTAATGTCAATGTCACATTAGATGAAATAGTTAGAGGTCCATTACAACTGGCATTGAGTGTGCTTGGTATTGTTGTATCTGTACCCATAGTTTGCTCATTAGTTTGAAACAATGCAGTCTTCATCGTATTCTGTGTCGTATCATATATAGGCGCTCTGATGCTACTCTCAAATGTACCACCGCCTGATAGTGAAGGTGCATCTGCTACGCTGAATGTGTTGTGACATATTATAGTTATCTCATCATCTAGTGCTGCTGCAACAGTTAATACTACGGATGTGCCTGAACTGGCTGTGTAATCCGATGGCGTAAGAAGTATCCCGTTTTGATATACCTCTAATGCGCCTATTGAGTATACAGCATTAAATGTGGTTTGTCCAGCAGTAGCTGTAAAATTATATGCTCTGCGTGTGCCTTCAGTTAGAGATTGTCCTATGTATGACATTGTTTATCCTATTAAAAAACCACTAAACTTTGAACCGTTGTGATCTATATCCCAAGTTGTATCATCGCTTGCAGCTACGGTAACTTTTAGAGTGTCACCTGCTGTACAAGAGTAAACATCCCCTCCAGTTAAATTTTCATAGCTAGAATTGGGGCCACCAGTAATTACGTACATTTCTGCTTTATCTGTTGTATTGTTATTCTTTACTATTCTCATAACTATATAACCTGAGCTTACACCATCAAACCTTGTTATTGCATTACACTGATAAAGCCCTGTCACTGGAACTGTTATAACACCTGAAGAAAGAGTACACCCACCCTGAACATAATTAGCATTGGCTGTAGTTGTATCATTCCATACAACATCATAACCAGTGCCTGTATTACCAGAAGCATTTATAACTTGACTAGAAGTCAAGCATACTCTCCAAGCTGGAACAACATCTTTAGTAATTACACCACTGCTATTAATACTAAGCGCTGAAGTACCACTACTATTCTTGATGATGTCAGCTTCTAGGTTTGTAGCTTTGAGAGTTGTTAAACCATTAGTAGCTAACGTTGCAAGATCTTTAGACTTACCCATTAGGTAATCTCCAGTATACTCATCATTACATCACAAGAGGAGGCTGCACTTGATGTCACTTTAATGTTATCGCCTGTCTGTAAGACGACCTTTTGATCACCTCCCACAACAACAAGTGAGCCTCCACTAGGTACTGTAGCTGTCTTAACTAAATGTGTTTCATTAGAACCGTCATTGTGTACTACATCCACTGTTATAGCTGTGGACGTTGTATTAGAACAAGACAGACCTATTATCGTTGTCTGTGTTAAAGATCCAACAGTGTAACCGCCTACAACAACTGGTAGTGTGCCTATATCACGTGAAGTCTTTCTAAGAAATGTATTTGCCATAATATTATCCTAAAGCTATCGCCATTGCAACAGCAGTTCCTGCTGGATCACCTGATGGGTTAGCAGCTATTCTAGCATCAACCCTAGCATCAGTGTAATACAAGTTAGTAGATCCTTCAGCTAAACCGTCTGTGTCATGATTACCTAATGTAATAACAGAAGATAAGTCATGATCAGAAGCACCAGGATCAAGATGAGCAGCAACACTAGCAGGTAGTGTCATAAAGACAAACTTAGTACCTGATGAAAAGTTTACTGCTGATCCGCTATTAGAGCTAGATAGTACTGTTGTTCTTGTAAGAGTATTGGCAGCACTGTATGTGCCTAATCCTACTTCCCACTCATCTACACCACTTGATGTATGTATGATTGCATAGTAAGTTGTGTCACTAGTAGACATAACAGATGCAAATGTATCAAAAGTTGCACTAGCCCCAGCAAGAGTTATATCGCTTACGCCTGTGCTAGTCGTAGTTTCTCTTATACGATCTCTTAGGATTAGTGCCATTGATGTGCCTTTAAGTTATTCGTATGACTGCGTTGGACGCATCTGCCGTAGGAAAGATAACAGTGAAGTCACCTGCAGTAGAGGAAACGTTTGATCCAAATGCAAATATTGCTACTGCTTTGTTTGATTGTGAGGTATTATATATTATAGCACCAGCAGCCGTAATCGTTAAGTTAGTAAATACCTCATCTGCAAAGTCAACAAATGCAGTATTACCCGATAACGTTATGGTAGCGGAGTCTAACGCCTGTCCTCCTGCGCTATAGTTTGTACCTGAAGCCTCATCTGAGTTACCTGTAATGTCAGAATAGTTAGTTGTATCTGCACCATACGAACCAGTAGGAGAGGCTTTTATTAGTGCTATGTTTAATGTGTCTGTGTCTAAATCGTGAACACCCCCAAGTAGCTCTTGCTTGAAGCTGTTGCACATTGCTGTAGTAATAGTACCCATGAGAATGTCCTTATATCAGATGTACGAAGAGGCCAGCATAAAGCCAGCCTCTAAGTTTAGCTTGATTAAGCAGCGTTGTAATGGCAAGATACCAATGCTTCTGGGCGTAAGATTTTACGTCCGTAAAGGTGCATACCACGTACAATGTCTGCGAATGAGTCAGGATCTCTGTAGTTTTCAACTTTGTTGATCTGCTCTGCAGAAGCAACTGCGTCTTCTTGACCGCCCAAGATCACACCATAGTTTGTGTCTTGTGCTAGTGCGCCTGATGTACCTGCACCTGTACCTGCAGCAGGTAGGTTGTTTGATACATAGACTCTGAAGCCGTGTAAGTTGTTAACAGCCAATCCGTTTTGTAGACCGCTTCCACCGTAGTCTGAATTTAGAAGACGTGAATCTTCATCCTTCAAGATCTCCATGAATACTGGGTCAACTACCAACCAACGTCCACGTGAGTCAACGTTTGCAACGTCCATTTGACGTGCCATACGTGCGATGACTGTCAATGGTGACACAGTGTCTGATGATAGTGATGTAGCACCTGGAAGACGTACAGCTAGTGGAACTGAGTCACCTGCAGCGTAAGCTGTTGATGCAGAGTCGGCACTACCTAACTGACCAAAGTCAGTAGCGTCTAAGTGGTTAGCAGTTAAAAATTCACCTGTTAGGTTACCTGCTGTTGGGTGCTGTGCTGTACCTGAAACAGTAGAGGAGTATGCCCCTGCTGAATCGTGACCTGACATGTACTGTAGTAAGTCTGTGTCCATTGCGTCAGCCATTTTATATGCTGCTCTATCTGCAGCTAGGCTTACGAAGTCAACGTTAGCAAACTGATCTTCAATGTCATCCATTTTAAAAGCAAAGTAGTTAGCTTGGTCAATGGTTAATTGAAACTGACTATCGTCTAGGTCTTCGATAGATATAGCTGTTTTACGCTCAAGAGTGTTGACTGTTACGTCTGGCTCTTTTTGGATGCGTACAACATCACCTTGATTGGCAATCTCTCCAAAGTAGGAGTTGTTTGTGATTGCAGTTGCGACAGCCGCTTTTCGTAGAGCGATCTGCGCTTGTTTGGAGTAGATAATTGGGCTGAAGTTGCCGTCAAATCCACTCGTACCCGATGCGAGTGCTATAGCCATAATTGTTTCTCCTTTATAGATATGGCGTGAGTTTAGTACACTACAT